GTTTGTCCTGATCGGCGCGGACCTGGGCGGCGGCGGCATTGCTGATGGCGGACAAGTCATCCTTGTGCAGGCCTGCCTGCTCGGCCAACTGCTTGCCGTAGCGCCAGTCCTGCACCTTCCACACTCCACCGGCCACGCCCAGCACCAGCGCCAGCACACCAGCCAGTGCGGCTTTCAGCGCTACCGGGCTCACGCAAGCACCGCCGTCGCCTTGCTCCAAAGCTTCAGCCGATCCGCCTGGCCATTGAGCCCGCCATTGATCCTGCGCGTGATGGCTTCGAACTTGTCGGCATCGGCCAGGGTGTTCAGCCCATTGGTTGCCCAGAACCACGCGGCTGACAGGCAGGCGTTCTTCGGCTGCTCCAACAGCTCTGGCTGGTTGATCAGGTCAAGGCCGAGGGCTTCGCCGCACGCCGCATAGTTCGCCCGGCCGGTGATCTGGATCAGGCCACGCCCGCGGTATTTGAGGCCGTCGCCCGGGACGGTGTTGCCCAGGTCCTTGCGGCCTTCGTATTTCGCCTGGGCGGGAGTCGGACCCCAGATCTCACGCACGTAGACCAACTGGCCGGACTCATGGCCGATCTGGGCGACGAACGCGGCCACTCGCTTGGCGCCGACAATCTGATACCGGAGCATGGCCGTATTCAGCACGGGTACAAAAACGCCGGCTTTGGCGCCGGCGTTCGGAAGGATTTGCAGCAGCTGCTGCGCGGTGATCGGCATGCTTTTCTCCTGGCAAAAAGAAACCCGCGCAGGGCGGGCTGGATATTCGGAGTTTGTAATCGATAGCTCGGGTGATTCATTGCGTCGGTGCTGGTAGTATTGGCGCCACGCTCTTCGTCTTAAAGGGGACAGCAAGAGAATAGAAACCCCGGCGAACAGCGAACCGCCGGGGTTTTGCTTTTTTCACCACGCTGATAGCATTGGGTCAAGTTCTCGATATGCCCCATCTGAGAAAACAGAAGCCCCTGAAATGGCCAACATTCAGGGGCTTCGTCTTTTCAATCCCCAGACGAAGAAAACCCCGAACGGGTCGGGGTCTTGGTGTAGTGCTTGGCGCCGCCTAATCGGACGCCGGCCCAGAACAGCCAGGCGCGCCAACGGGCGACGCCCTCAGCCCGCAAAGCCCGATACAGCACCGCGTCTGCTTCCTTGCGACTGACCTGGCCGCCGAAGTACAACCAATCATGCACCGTCGCGGCGTAGTTGCCGTACCCCGACACCAGCGCGAACAGTACAAACAGGAAAGCGTTGTGCAGCACCTTGATGCTGGCAAAGTCTGTGACGAAGCCAGCCGGCACGATGATCGTGCGCTGGTCATCGTCGGCCAGCACCAAGTCATCGAGCAGCTTGTAGGAGCGGCGGTCGGTCTGGTCGGTTCTCAGCGTGGTCACGAAGTAGCTCATAGTTTTCTCCCCAAAAAAAGACCGCAAAGGCGGTCTGATTATGATGTTTATCGTTTCAGAAGTGATTGAGAAAGAGAGGTTCCCGTGAGCTCTCACCATCACCACTTATGAGGTATAAGTTCACCCAGTCTAACCAACACATCTCTGGAGTCGTCACGACGGGTACTCATTCCAACTAGATACTTAACAACTCCATCTTCGATTTCTACAGCTTTTACTACATGCGGATAGTCCCAACCTTGCAAGGTCACGACCTGCCCTATTAATGGCGGCCAAATTAGACTCTCATTCTCGGATCGATTCACCACCTCAAAAATATGATCCAAGATTTCTGAGATTGAATCCAATGACTTATTAACGACATTTAAACCGACGTCATCTGTCTTAGGTTCAGACTCAGGCTTGTCAGGAAAATGATCTGAAAGGGCTTGCTGAAAATCAAAAAACTCGCCTTTTACAACAGTATCAACGTTATCAATTTGACTGGCTAAGGATCGAATTTCCGATTTTATATCGTCAATTTCTCGGCTTAAATTTAGATTTGCCAACAGCCAGTAGACGTCATCCGCGTTGTAATGCATGAGCGCATCTCCCAAAGCGCCCCACTTTATCTGAGGGCCCTCCAGTTAATCCATAGTGAGGAGAACGATCTTCACTATGGCCACCCCTCTTCCAGCATCTCGGCAGTGATCGAGCCATCGGCCACGAAGCCCAACAGTTCCGCCTCACGGTTGAAACAGCCCTGGACGAACGCGCGCACCTCGGAGGCCAGGCCGATCACTTGGGCCGCACTCAGCTCGACAAAACCGCTAGCCGCCTTCCATTTGATCTGGTAGGCCGGATCGAGCGAGGCGGCAAAGGCCGCGCCGGTCAACAACGCGTGGCTGTCGCGCTCGGTGTTGACCGGGATGCCTTGCACGGTGACCCCGCCGGTTTCCGCCTGGAAGCGCCGCGCGGCAATCCGCACGCGCCAGTCCGCAGCAATCAGCGCATCGCGCTCCGCCTTCTCGGCCACCGTCATGGCCACCTGCTTGCGGGCAACCTTCACGACCTTGCGCTCACTGTCGAGGGTGAATACCTCCGCGCCCCACTTCTTATTAACGCCTAGTTCGCCTTCGGCGTTTTCCTCTGGCCACCATGCAACGTCCTGCACACCGAGTGCCGGATCAGTCCACGACAGATCCGCAAGCGATTCAGGCAGCAAGCCTTGGAGGAATTGGGGAAGTGCTTCCCGTGTTGCGATACCGTTTTCAACTTTGATCATTATGAAACCCTCACGAATGCCGATTTATCAGGGTCCAGAGCCTGCACCGCGGGGATGTTGAAGCTTGCTGGCGGTAGAAGACTCGCGCGGGCCGCTAAGTTTGAAGAGCCGCTCGACAAGACAACCATATAGCCGCCACCTACCGCCGCAGATTGGTTGTAGGAGTTGGCGGGGAGGTTGAAAATCCCGCCTAGGGAGTGCCCAGGGTAATACAGCCGGGAAACAGCCACTCCGGACCCCGGCATAAGAAAGAAAACACCGTAACCAAAAACGGCCAATAAATGTGCGGAAGAAACCGTACCGGCTATCCATGTTAGGCCATCCCAGGAATACTGTTGCGGTCCAGAAACGCTAGACACAGCAACAAAAAAACCATTTCCGTAAGTCAACCCCGTTATACGGCGAGCAGACGTTAACGCCGATGTTGTCCAAGTTATGCCATCTGCTGTTGATGCAACCACCGTTCCGTTGGTTACCGAATCGCCCACAACAAATCGTCCGGAGCCATATGCCATTCGTGCTGAGTTACTGCCTAGGCCGGTCAGGTTATCACTGGCGACCCAAGAAATTCCATCCAGAGACCAGCTTCCGCTAGTGCCGCCGAAAGCTACAAACCGGCCGTTTCCGTAGGCTACAGAAGACCAGTTCGCTACTAACGGTAGAGTTCTTTGTGTCCAATTGACCCCGTCCGGAGAGGACGCGGCGATAGTTGTCCCTGAGCCTCCGGTAATAGCAACGGCAACGAACATGCCGTCTCCGTAGGCAACGCAGGCCCATGTTATGGAAGAACCTGGCAGTGCTCCCCCGGCCTGCCAGGTTGCGCCGAAATCGGATGAGATCGCGCTCAAGCCGGTAGAGCTAATTGCAATAAACAAACCGTTGCCGTACGTAACACTGACCCATGTCGTTGTCGCTGGAAGCGTGGGAGTTGTGAACCCATTCTGCGTAACAGCCTGCGTATACGCATCTCCAATCGCGTTATAAAGTGAATTGTAGTTCGCCTTGAGCAGGCTGCGCCCATCGGCAGGCAGCTCGTTGGCGGCTGCGATCCCCCCATGCGCAACGACAGTACCCACGGCTGACACAGAACTCGGAGCATTGCGCTGAATCCCCAGAGGGTTGCCTAGTGGATTTCCCAAAGGGTTGCCGTAAGCCATTAGTAATCCTTCCAAGTAGCGGAGAATGTTACGCCGCCCGCTTGCGAGACAAGCAACGAGACATCTAGGGTTTCATTTGCGCCAAGTTCAATGGGCGCAGCCGGAGTAATGTCGAACACTACTTGGGGCAATCTCGCCGTTAATGCCGTGGTGTAGGCAGGAAGCGTTTCTGAGCGCAGGACTTTGCCCGCCTTATTCACGTTGATGCCGCTTGCGGTGACCGTGCCCTTCGGCGTTGCTCGAATGCTCGTAACGACGCACCCGTTCGCACCGGCAGTAACTAAAACCGTCCCGACAGCCCCCACAGCAGTAGCCGCTGTGAGGTCTACGGCATTGGTCTTTGGCGTTTGAGCAAAAGGAGCAGTGAATATGTTGGCCATGATGATTCCTTAGAAAGATAGGGATACGGCTTGAATGAAGGAGAGGTTTCCGTAAGCCCCACCCGCCGCTTCGGCAGCGGCGGCAGAGTTGGCGGCGTTGACGGCAGAGTTGGCGGCGTTGACGGCTTGCGCTGCTGCCAAAGTCACCTGCGCCGCGCCATTGTTGGTAGCATCGATGGCCGACTGGGCAGCGGCATTCTTCGAGGCGTTCGCGGCGGTCGCTGAGTTGGCAGCAGCCAACGCAGAAGCAGCGGCAGCAGCAGCCTGGGCTTGCGCCTCGGTCAATTGCCCGGCCATCCATTGGGTGGCGATGTTGATCTGCACTACCATCGGCTGCAGCGCACCGATCATTGCGTCCGCTTTCGGAGTGAAGTCTGCCGGGCCATCGCTGCGGCTTGGCGCCGGCGGCAGGTTCGAAATAACAGGTACGGCCATCAGATAACCCCTTCAACAGTGATGGAACAGTCGGAAACAGTCGGGCCGGAAAACACGATCTGAAAGTCCTTATAAAATCCAAACAGGATGGTGGCCTCGTACGACTCTTCGCCGATCCACACAACCGGCGTGGCGCGCAGATCAGCCAGAAGGCGCCGAACGCGAGTCACCTCAGATGTGTCCAGCGCGATGTCGAAATCAGCTCGGTTGGAGAACGAACGCTGAATAACGACGGTGTTGCCGAAATCGTCGGTGGATTTGCGGCTGTAGTCGTTGATGCCGACCGAACTGCCATACAGAGCAGTACCGATTTGCTTCACAGCACCGATCACCACATGACCAATCGCTGCCACCTCGGCTCCGGCATCGATGGTCAGTACGATATTGGCCGAGCCGTAAGCCGGCATATCAAGCACCACAACGTCAGTGCGAATGCCGATTGGCTCGAAAAACCAGTCGTACCAGTTAGTCACTCCAGCATCGACCAAGCTGATCTCTTTGCGGTACACCTCCCCTTCCAGTGCATCGACCATCGAGACGGTGACCGACTTGCCCTTGAGGTTGAACAAGGCCAGGGAATTGACCACCGCCCCCGGTTTGATCGTGACTTCGATCGTGCCGGGGTTGGTAGTGAGCGACTCCACCTTGTTGTCGAACATCCGCCAGCGGTTGGTAGAGCCCAGATCTAGCCACTTGGCAGGATGATCCTTGTCGATCACCTCTTCGCCCGGCTTAACTCCCGCCGGGACGGCGGCCAGCGCTTGGTAAATGTGGTGATTCCAAATCACCTTGGTATCGATGTCGTAGGCAGTGGTCGAAACCCATGCCGCGAAGTCCGTTTCAGGAACGTTGCTGCTGACCAACTTGGCCGGTGTTATTTCAACCGGCTTGATGAGTCTCATAGGGCGTAGTCCCTTTCTTTGGGCGTGCCTTCGCTGTTCCACTGAGTCATGATCTGCTCGATCTTCTGGGTCAGTTTCACGATCTGGAACTGCGCTTGACGATTCTCGGTACGAAGCTGGCGAACCTCAGCGATCAGCTCGCCGTTGCCGCCACCACCGTTGAGCATCGACGCCGTCTGATTGGCATTGAAGATCCGGCTCGGGCCCGTGACTTCCAGCTGAGGCCCGGTTTCGCCAATACCGCCGCCCATGGCGAACGCTGGCAACTGCCCAGCATTCATCTGATCGAGCAGACCCGTACCGAACATGCTTACTGCGGACGCCCGCATGACGTACTCGCCATTCGAGAGCCGGGCAAAAATGCTGTCACTGGTGCCCGTTCCTGGGCCAGAAATAAGGCCGCCCGTTGCATAACCTGCCTTGACAGCTTGGTTTTTCTCCTTCGCCGCATTGGCGATCGCCTGAGCTAGCTGGTCATAGCTGATCGCACCGCTCGCCAACTGGCCCTGCCAGTAAGCCTTGCCAGCTGCATCGGCGTCCCGACCAAGCACGGTTTTGTACACCGAATCGATCAGCGTGCCGTTGTTGGTTGAGGTTCCATCGGAGGCTTTACCGGTGATGCCTGCAAGCGCCGCCACGACTGCGAGGTTCATCGCATTGATGGCCGCAGTGACCCCCATGACCGAGTTGTCGACGCCGTTCAACGCATCCATCTGCGCCTGGGCGAACGCCAACTGCGAATCGAACTGAGCCATCTGAGCGTCATACGCCGCCTTGGCTAGCTCGATTTGCGTCTCCAACCCTTTCAGCGACTTCTCGGCAGTGGTGAGCTGCTTGCCATTGATGCCGTTCAGCTCGGCCACGACGTTGGCGGTACGACCTTGATCCCGGGCGAAATCCTCCATGGAGCCGTACAGGTCGGTGTTGTTGGTACTGACCGTATCCAGCGCATCGCTCAAACCGGTGAAGCCCGACAGCGACCCACCGGAACGTGCCGTGGCTAGCGCGCTTTTCAGCGTGGCTTGTGCCTGGGCTCGCAGCATCTTTACGGCGTCATCCGAATCGCCACGCAGAGCCTTGAGTGCATCGCCCAGATCGTTGCCGACTGAAGTCAGGCCGCTGACGTTTTCTGTCGCGGTGCTGACCATGTCATTAAGCGAGGTGATTCGAGCGTTATAAGCCTCGGTCGTCGCTTTCTGCTGGGCCGAGATTGCGCGCTGCAGAGCGCTTTGAGCGTTGCCTGCAACACCGATTAGCTGCTCGGACATCGCTTGCACGGCGGCTGCGGCAGCGTCCGCGCGCTGCTCGAGGATCGAATAGGCTTGAGCCGCATTTCCGGACAGGCTGGTAAGCGTGACGTACATCTGCCGACCCGACTCGGTTGTCCGATCCAGCGCTTCGACCATGTCCCGATAAGCATCACGTGTACCCGGCAGCTTCACGCCCATCGCTTCGAACTGCTTGTTCACTGTCGACAGCGCGTAGTCGGCCTTTTCCGTGTCCGTGTAGAAGTTCTCGAAAAAGGAACTTTCTCCGGCTTTCAGGGCTTCCAGCCCGCCCGCCATGGAAATCAACTGCTCAGCCATAAAGCCCGTGCTGACCGACACGTCGTACAGCTTCAGACCCAGCATGTCGAATGAGTCGTTGACGCTGTACAGGTCGTTGACGAACGTGGTCAGCGCCTCGAAGTTGTAATTCTCCAGGCCGGAGTTGGTCGCCGCATTGATTGCCGAAACGGCCGAATCACCCAAGCCAGAGAACCACTTGTCCAGCTCCTCCTGGATCGCTTCAGGCGTCTTGCCCTGCGTGCTGATCTTGGTGGCCGCCACGTTCAGGCCATCGAATACCGACTCGCTGAGCTGAACGCCGAGTGCCGAAAACAGCCCCATGGAATTGAGCAGCTTGTCGTTATAGGCGGCGCCGAGCGCGCTTTCAGTCTCTGCGTCAAGATCGCTATATCGCGTACGTTTCTTGCTGCTGGAAAACAAGCCCCCTTTTTTCTTTTGGTAAATGTACTGCTGCGGATCGAACTCGCCGTTTTCGACGCCGAGCGAGATGCCGCCGTCCTTGGTCTCCCACGCGCCCCCGAACAGCTTCTTGCCCACTGCACCCCAAACCGCCTGGTGCAAGGTCGAGCCGCTGATGATTGCAGCCAGCTTGCCACCCACCAGCTTGCTGTTGATCTTGTCCTGGATCTCCATGATCCCGGACTGAATCGCCAGCGGCGCCATGGTGGCCTTGCCCGCTGCGGTGTGGCCACCGGTTTCGAGCATATCGCTTGCGCTAGGGCGCACCCCGGCGTCGTATAGCTTGCCGGACTGATACATGCCCATCACGATTGCGAGCGGCCACATTGCAGCGGCGCTGCTGAGCGCAGCCGAAACGCTTGCGGCAAGGCCAGAAGAGGCAGCAGCAGTTGTAGCGCCTGCCACGCCAATGCTTGTACCTACAGAGGCAGCTCCTTCCGCCACCGCACCGCTCAGCATTGCAGCGGTAATACCCTCGGCACCAACTGTTGCAGCGGTGCTTGCGGCCACTTCGGCGGTAACTCCAGTCAGCGCGGCAGTGGTTGCTGCTGAGGCGGCAGCAGTCGCGCCAGTGATGGCAATGTTTCCGCCAATCAGACTGGTGAACCCGCTGGATAGCGTGCTGGCAATGCCGTTGAGCATGTTGCCGTAATACCCTGCGCCGCCTGAGATCGCGCCACCGATACCGCCCGATGCGTAGCCAGAAGCCACGGACGAGCCAACGCCGGTGATGGTGTTCCAGGCTGAAAGCAGGTTTTGCCCGATACCGGCCAGCCCGCTGAACAGCCCGCCGCCAGATGTGCCGCCCGAGGATCCGCCAGCGCCGCCGAGCAACTTGCCCCACACCGAGGACAGACCCTGACCGTTGTCAGTACCGGTCAGCCAGTTGCTGATCGATGCCAGCAGCGGCTTAGTGGTGAGCATGTGAGCGATTTCGCCAAAGGCCTGCTTAGCGCCCTTGACGAGGTTGTCCCACAAGCTATCCGCCCCACTCCCGATGTTCGACCAAGCATCGGCGAACACGCCGTCGATGCGATCTACAGCGCCTTCGGTCATCTGCCCCCAGATCGTGGCCTTGCTGCGGTTGACCTCGTACTCGTTGCCGAGCTTGACCAGAGCATCTTGGTAAAGGGCGGTATCACCGACGCCCGAGGCTATTGCCGCGTTGAGAGCCTCCTGCTCGGCAGTGAAATCCTTGAGTAGCTTGATCTGAGGGTTCAGCCGGTCAACGACCCCTTCAACCTTGCCGGCCTGCTCCAGAGCCTTGTTGGCCGCCAGTTGAGCTTTGGTTTGCTCAAGCAACTGCTCGTATTCTTTGGAACCGATATCGATCTTCTTGCCCGAGAGCGCAATAGACATCGACTTCTGGATGTTAAACGTTTCGAGAGCGTCCGCGCCTTGCAGTGTTGCCGTGGCCTGGGCAAGCGTATTGGTTGTTTCCGTGCGCATGCTGGCAATTGACTGATCAATGTCCAGACGATCTTTGGCGTCGGCCTCACGATTGACTGCGGCAGTTACTGCATCCCGCGCACCGACACCAGTCTTCAGCAACTCCTCTTCGATCTTCTGCTGGATCGCCAGCTCACGCACGCTGTCCGCGCCGGCCAGGTAGGCGTCAGCCATGTCATTTGAGGACTTGGTCGATATGGCGGATTGCGCCTCGAAATCCTTGAGCGCCTTGGCCTGATTCTCGATCGCCTTGGCGGCTGCGTTAGCAGCCTTGTCCGTTTTCTTGTTGGCCTCGGTGCCTTCGTTGATGAGCTTGATCGCGCGATCAACACGCTCAAGCGCGGTTTCTTTGACTTCCGGCACAATGGCAGGCGCCGTACCGCCATTGGTGATCAGGCTGTAGCCGGTTACGACTGGGTTTTGTGCCGATGCGCCAAAGGCCATCCGCGCAGCCGAAGCTATGGCGAAGTTAGCAGCCTGCTCGATGGCGGTGATCTGGCGCTTGGCGCTGCTCTCGGCAGCCGTTGCAGTATCTGCATAGGCTTGCTTTTGCGTGGCTGCCGCCTGAGTCGCAGCCTCCTCGGCAGTGTAAAGGCCAAGCAGCTTGGTTTTTAGGGCTGCCTGCTCGACCTTATTGCCGTCCTTGACCGCTTCCTGATACGCCTTGAGGACTACAGTCTGCTCACCGATGAGCTTGGCTTGGGCGACCTGTTGCGCGTTCGCGCCCATTTTTGCAGCGTTGTACTCAGCCTCGGCCGCAGCGTTCGCCCCAAGCAGATCCCGAGTCTCGGTCAGCTTGGCAATGTACTTGTCCCACTCGCCCGCTTTCGCCCCGCTTGATTCGGCGGCGGACCTCTGGGCCGCTGCCAGCTTTTCTGTCTCGGAAGCAGCGGACGTGGTAACGCCACTCGACTGAGCAAGCAACTTGCCGTACTTGTCGGCCCTCTCGCCGCTGACCGCGTAAGCGGCAGCAGTCTGTTCAAGCATCGACTTGAACGCCGGCATGATCTGATTATTCTTCGATACCCATTCAGTCACGCTATCCAGCGATCTGGTGCCGGCTTCGACCTCTGCGACCATCTTATTGAATGCTTCAGCGCTTTCCACGCCGCTCATGCCAAGAGAATTAAAGGCCTGGCTGCCTCGGGAAGCATATTCGCCGAGAGCGCTTGCGGCGGAATTCAGCGCACTTTCTTGCGCCTCAGCCCACTTCGAGGACTGGAAGCGCTGCTGCTCTGCCGACAGTTCTTTGAACTTTTGAATCGAGTCGTCGAGAGTGCCGTTCTGATCGATAAGTGCGGCGGTGGCGTCATTAGCGCCATCACGAAACATGAAGTAGCTTGCGGCTACAGCACCAACGGTGAACACCAGACCGAGAGGCCCGCCCAGGAGGCCGAGTACAGCTCTGCCAGCACCAGCAAAAGTGCTAGCCGCAGCAGTAGCACGGTCGGATGCGGCGACAGCAGCGTTCACTACGGCTGTAGTCTCGCCCACGCCAACCTTGGCGGCTGTTACCTTCGCATAGGCCGCCTGCACTTGAGCTGAGCTTGCAACTGTAGTAGCAGCAAGAGCTCGCTCACTGGCTTCGACTTGCTTATTTATAAGAACTTGAGCGCCGCGAATCTCAACCATGCGAGCCACGGTTGCGGCCCGGCCAGTCTCTGAGATTTGGGACTTCATGCGCTCCTGCTCGAGCGCAAGCTCGGAGACTAAAGCGGACTGAACCATCTTGATTCGACTGACTTCTGAGGCCATTACCACTCGGTCAGATGCAACCTTGCTTTCTGCCGCGCTCAACTCGAGCGTCATTAGATCAAGCGTTGCTTTTGCATCTACTTTCTTGGCCTGCGCAGACAAAACATCTTGCTTTGCGGAAGCGGCAGCAGCATTGAGCGCAACGCGACTGGCGTTAGCGGCATAAAGCGCCGCCGCGCCCTGCTGGGCAAAACCCCCGGCGACCCGGCCGGCTGCAATAGTCATCGCAGTGCCGACGGCGGTAATCGATGTAGATAGCGCTTCAGACCCTTCTGTGAACTTGTCGATAAACTTCGACGCGTCAATGATCCCGCCTGCAAGCGCGGTGGTGGCGCCGCTAGCCTGATCGAGTTCACCCACAAGGCGAGTCAGCGTGTTTCCGGCTACTTGCAGCGCCCCGCCAATGGTGTTGGCGATCTTGCTGAACTTATCGTCTACCGCGTCGGCCTGATCTTGAAGGGCTTTAACGACAGCCTCTGCCGTGAGCTTCCCTTCCGCGCCCAGCGAGCGGAGCTGACCAATGGTGACGCCCATCCCGGCTGCAATCGCTTGGCTCAGCGCCGGCGCTTGCTCCATGACGGAGTTCAGCTCTTCGCCGCGCAGCGTGCCAGATGCGAATGCCTGGCCGAGCTGGATCAATGCAGCATTTGCAGATGCCGCTGAAGCGCCGCTGATCGCCAGCGACTTGCTGATCGTATCGGTGATGCTTGCAACATCTTTGCCGGATAGATTCAGCGCCTTTTGGTTGGCTGCGATTCGCTGGTATAGCTCAGCAGTGGCAGCGAGCGGTTGGCGGGCTGTTTGAGCACTCTGGAATACTGCATCTTGTGCAGCTCGAAGTTCTACGGCACTTTCGGTAACCAGGCGCATGCGGTTAGCAATTGAGGCATAAGCCTCTGTTGCCTGATAAAGCTCGCGCACGCCGAAAGCTGCCGCCACGCCCTTAACGGCAGTGGCTACGGTAGAGGATGTTCTTCCGAGCGAGTTGAGCGCGGAGTCAGCCTGGCCAACCTGCCTGCTATCTACCGCAATGACTAGACGAGCTGACTCGGTCATACTTTTCTCCAGGCGTAAAAAAGCCCGCACTTGGCGGGCCTATGAAATTGTTACTTCAAGATCGTTTTCTGGAATCTTCCATGTACTTGCGGTTTAGCTCCTTGTTGCGCTCCCGCATTGTGTCGCCAAGCGTTTTTGGCTTGCGAACAAATAGCATCGCTATACCCACCACCGCTATGACGCCTACGGCGATCATAAGGACGACGCCGTATGCTGATACAAATGCTACAAGAATCACAAAAGCAGGAGCCAGAAGCCAGGGCGCCATGATCACGGCGATCAGAATCAGCACGCACAATATTGCTTTTTGCATTAGGTATCCCTCCCATTAAAGCGGCAGCGCAACAAAGCAGAGCCTGCGGCCCTACTTAGCGCCATCACAAATACTCATCGACGAGAGTCGCAGCTTTGGATCAGTGATCCTCAGCACGCGAGCCATACAGCTATCGTATGTCTCAACTGGGCGAGCGGCGTTCGTGGCCGCGGCAGCAATTGCCCCGCCGTAGACGGTCCCGCCATTAGCGACACAGTCGAACGATTCTGGATGCTTGAGTCGAGCCGCATAGCCCCACACTTGAGGCCTGGCCCATGCGAAGAAGCCAATTTTCATGTGCTGATGCTTGTCGCCGACGATGTCCGCGCCGGAAGCGCGCGCTACATCAGCCAGAGCCTGATTCACTTTTGCATAGCCGCCGTACCATTGCTGGTTGGCAACTGCGCGACCAAGAAACACCGAATCGACACTCTTAGGTAGTGGAGTCGGGAGCAGGCAAACCGGCCCTGCGTAGGGAGGCAGAGCGGGCTGAGAGCCCTCCCACTTTTGGACAACTGACTTAGTCCCGCAGCCTGTGAGCGCAACAACCAGACACAATCCGAAAATTCCCTTCATTTGGCACTTCCTCTTATAGATAGCGGCAATCTACCACTATTGAAGGGATGGACCAAAGTGCCGAGGCTGCTGAGCCTGCTGAGCCTGCTGAGCCTACTTGGACCGCTTGCCCGCCGCCCGTAACGCCGCCCGTAGCCTGTCTTTGGTCAGCGTCTTGTTCGCTGCCGCCGTCTCGGCCTCGGTAAGCGGAGTCTGCGAGACCCTGAGCCGAATCCCTTCCATCTGCATCAGAGCCCGCTTCTCTTCGAACTCAAGCTCGCGCTCGCTCATGCGCAGCCAGGATTCCAGTTCGGCCCAGGTGAGCGACTCACTGGAAAGTTTGCACTCCCAGAAAAGGCCCACCAGGTACTCCATGCCGAACGGGATGGCCTCGTAGTCCAGCTGGGCCGGTTTCTTGCCGGTACGTTCAAACTCTCTAATCAGTATTTCCCTGATCGAGATATCCGCACCATCAGGCACCCGGCGAAGCTTTAGGTCGGCCTCGAAGCTACTTAGGAGGCTGGCGAGTCTTTCGCGAAAAAACGGGTACGGTCACTCGCCAGCTTCTCAACTTCGAGAGACAGGCCGGGGTTATTCAGCAGGAGCTCAGTGACGGCTTCCTTGGTGTAAGGGACCGGGAAGCTCCAGTCGAAGGCCAGCACGGATCGGTAATGGAGGTTGGCGCGCTGGACGAGCTCAGCCTCGGCGTCGACAGACATCTTCTCCTTGTCTTCGTCACGCAACATGCGGGTCGCTTCCAGCAGGGCCTTTCGAGCAGCGGGAGCATCAGAGCCCATCACCATCAGGTAATGTTCGGTTTCAGTACCATCCGGCAGGGTCAGCGGCAGCTTTTTGCCCTTTTCAAGGGCGCCCAGAGTATAGAAATCAGCCATGGAAAACGGTTTTTCAGCGACTGCTTCGATAGCTGCTTTTTCGGCTTTGGTGGTCATTCAGTGAATCTCCAGACAAAAAGAAGCCCGCACAGTGGCGGGCAGTAAAAGGGGTTGGTTTACGGCGTTACAACTGGCTCGACTTCCAGTACTTCGCTGTTGATCGCGATCGAGACGTTCGCCTTCACGATGTCAGCGGCGCCACCAGTCGCGATACGGCGGGACATCACCTTGCCGGCGAAGTAAAAGATGTCGCCATCTTCCAACTCAACCTTGAAGTTGTAGTCACCACTCGACTCATCCTTGAGCGCAACGTTCAGCGCATCCTGACCTTCATCGCCAGAGTCGAAGCCGAGCGCCAGGGTCATGTCGCCGGCATCGTAGGTGCCCTTGAACTTTCGCACTCGCCGATCTGCCAGCGCGGTGAAGGTGGCGGACGAGACTTGATCGCCGAACTCACCGAGGTTTTCGACCTCGGCCACTTCGACCCAGGTGTCTGCGGCGTAAGCGACGGCGGTTGCCATCGGGGTTTTGGTGCCGATGCTGAATCGTGCGCCGGCTGCGGTATTAACGGGCATGGGTAGTCCTCCAAAGGACATTGGATGTAGCCGCAAGGCGGCGAGGGGTTGCAGAATTAGGGTTGGACGATGTTTGCCCAGTAGTAGACGTCAACGGACACTGTCTGCCAGATGTCCTCGACGCTGATCGCGCGGCGCTGTACGCGGCGGATCTTGACCTTCTGGCCTTCGTAGATGAGCGCCTTGGGCGGATCAAACAGGCGCATGAGCGTGTCTGCGTCAGCGAGCATCGGGCCGGTTCCGACCCCTTTTGGGTAGCGCAGGTCGATCTGCAGAATGCCGCCGACCTCGCTGGAGTCGCCCGACGCCATGCCGACCTTTTCGCGGTAGGAGATGAGGTTTGTCAGTCTTGCCCAGGTCTGCCCGGCTATGGGCTCAAAGGTCACACCCTCGAACGCCGTGCGGCCTTGCGGGATTATCCCGGTGGCGAGGTAGGCCGATACAAGCGCGGCATTTACTTTCAGCTCGCTCATACCTTGTTCTTCCTGGCCTGCTCATCGATCAGTCGCTGGAATCGGTCAACGTTACGGCGGACCATGCCCTGCGGCGCTTTAATCTTGGACCAGCCTTCGTACTCGATTTTGTACGCGTAGGGCATGTTGTTGGTGAGGTAGGTTTCTTGGCCGGCGCCGGGGGGCGTGTTCGCTGTGACTTCTGCACTGGTGGCAGATCCAACTTTATCGACACGATCGTTCTCGCCAGACGCAGGCTGGCCAACAGAGGTTTGCCAGTCTCCGCGAAGGCGTCCGTCCAGTACCGGCGTATCCATAATCACCGCGTTAAACAGTGCGATGGTCGTGCCGCGAGTGATCTCATCGTGTGCCTTGGTGGTCTTGGCCGAGAACCGCTTGATGTCATCTGAAAAGCTCATCAGCGCCTCCCGTGAAGCTCGTAGACCAGCGGCGTACCGGCTGGATTGGTGGATTTGATGTTGATGATCGTCCACGTCAGGCCGTCAGCAAGAACAGTGGTCGTCATCGTCGGAGGCCACTCCAGGCCTTTGGCGGCGAGCATGATCTTCTTGTCGCCCTGCTGAACGAGCGAGCCAGCGGCATTGATGATGCCAGCCTCCTGCGCCGTGTAGTCCAGCAGGATCAGTTGGCCGGTTTGGGTGAGTGTTGCCCCGCCCGTCTCGACGCCCGTGACAGGGTCGTACTCGCCGGGCGTAACTTCGCTCAATGTGGCAGTCAAGCCGAAGCGCTCAATCAGCCGCAAAGCAGTGGCGGCCATGCGGTCGTAGAACGCGCTCATGCTCAGGCCCTTATGGCGAATAGCCCTCGGCGGGCAAGGTAATCGGCGAACTGGGTCGCGCTTGGGCGATCAGGTGCTGCGGGGAGCAGATAGCCGCTGTTGCTGCTGACTTCTGCGTACTGCACTTCAACAGCGCCCTCTACGCGTTCTTTGACGACCGCGCCGGTACGCTGTGATGGTGGGTCGATGTCGTCTGCGTAGATCTCAACCGCCAACGCCATCTGTCCGTATTCGATGCGGGCCGGGATGTAGGTCGGCGAAAGGATCTCACCGTCTACCTGGGCGCCGCGCCGAGGCCAAGACAATCCCTGTCTCGGATTCGACTTGCTGCCTTTCCACGTCAACGCCATCATCTGGACGGCTGCACGGCGCAGCAGGGCCTCTTGCTCCGGCTCGGTCGCTGGGATGGTGCGGCCGAACTTGACCGCGTACATCGCCAGGCTTTCGGCCGTTGCGAAACTCTCGGCGTCTTCCAGGCCCTGGCCGTCTTCGATGATGAGCATTTGTTACTCCTTGGTCTTGCTGGTGCCGCCGCCGTTTTTGCGCGGCTCTTTCTCGTCGGTCTTCGAGGCGATCAGCTCGCTCTCATCGACGGCCTCGGTGGTCAGCTCAACCTGGCCACCGGTTTCTTTCAGGCCAGTGTATTGGCGCTTCTGTACGTAGTTGTCAGCCATGATGCTCTCCTGTGCCGGGCGGTGTTACCCGCCCGAGCCATTTAGGCAGGGATGCCGGTTACGAGGAACGCGATAGGCACATGCTTGCGAGGCATGACGCGGTTCCAGTTGGTCGCCAGGGTCAGGTCCTGCCACGACGCGGAGCGTGGAACGGTCTCGGTGCCGTTGCCGGTGATGGTTGCGGACAGGAAGCTGTAACCCAGCGGATGCATCAGCCAGGTCTTGCGACTCCACAGCACTTCCACACCGCCACCGTTGCCGCGGGCCTCGGAACGTTCGTAGGCAGTAGGATGCTCTGGGGCGCCTTCGCCGTAACCAATCGCGCCGCCGTTGAACAGCACGTTGACGAACTTGCGAGCAGCACCGGTGCCGATCACGGTCATCTCGTCATCTTGCACGATACGGCGAGCACCGTAGTAGGCCACGCGCTTGGTACCTTCGCTGTCCTGGATGTAATCGATCAGGTTCGCTTTACGCAGCTGGCCGAACACGAAGCTGTGCATGGCGATAACGCCGCCTTCCACTGCCGCATCACCCATGGTCTGCTCAGCGTCGATGAACGCGTTTGCATCGAAGCCGCCGGCGGCCGAAACGTCAATCACCATGTCGTTCTGCACATGGAAGGCGTCAGTAGCGCCGATGTTGTCGTTGTAGATGCCCAGAGTGGTCGCCAGCAGGCGGCGCTGAGCCTGACGCTGCCAGAAGTTGTCCAGGCGGCCTGCGATGGATTCCAGCGGGTTCTTGCTGGTCAGCTCGACGGTGAGGTCAGCCTGGCCGAAACCTTCGTTGAGGTAGGCCACACGAACCAGCATGTCACCCGTGTCGATGTTGCGCGGCGTGGCGATATCTTCGTACACATCGTTCGAGTAGTTCGGCTCGATGGATGCGTCGATAGACTTCCAGTATGGAATGTTCGCGATGTTCGACGGGCCGCGGGCGATCTCGCCTGCGTACGGCGTCGGAGTGAGGATGCCGGACTCGAAGAACGCGGTCTTCTCAACCGGGTCCTGGGTCATGTAGGACGTCAAAACCGGGATGTTGCCGGTGATGATGTTGCCAATGGTGGTAATTGCCATGGGGTGTTATTCCTTGTTTCGAGCCTGTTCAACCAGCTTGGCGAACATCGTCGGGTTTTCAGTGGCGAGCGTTTTCCGTTCGGATTCGCTCAGGTCGGATAGTCGTTTTGCGCCCCCAGGGCCTTTACCACCGGGAGCCCCGCCCCCAGTTGCTCTGCTTGCTGCGATCAACGGCGCCAATGCGGCATCGTTGAAAAGTTGATCTTTGAATTCGTCCACGGTCAGCGCGGTCGGCCGGCGATCAGCGTCCAGCACGACAACGATTGGCTTGCCGTCGCGAATCTCCATGCTCAGGCAAGGCTCGATGAGCTTTTGCAGGACAGCGGAGGAGCCTTGCACGGCCAGTTCACCGGCCAGGCGAGCAGCAGTTGCGCCGACGGTCAGTGCGTGGACTTGCTGCTGAAGTGCAGACAGGGCGGTTTCTTTCTCGCCCAGTGCCCTCGTGTGCTTTTCGGTCCAGCTGCGATCCAGCGCTTCGGTGTCGCCGGACTTGCGCGCCAGATCTTCAGCGGCGAGACGGGCGGCCTCTTCAGCATCGCGGGCCTTCGTCTTGTTGGCTCGAAGCTCGGCCAAAAGCTCGTCGTTCTTGGCCTTGAGCCCGGTCACGTCTTCGTTCTGCGGCTCGGGCAAGCCTTCAATGGCGAGCACGTAGTCTTCACCCTGCGCCTTGTAAAACGCTTGCAGGGATGGCTCCAAAGCGTCGAATGCGGCCTTGTCGATTTTGTACTTCATGCGGTGTGTCCCCCTGGGACTGTTTGCAGGCTCAGCCCGCTATTGAATGCCTGCCCGCTCAAACGCCAAGGGCTCGATGGCCTTCAGTTGTTCAAGGGTCAGAGGTTTGAATCTTCGATCCAGTTGCAACGCAGAGAAGCGGTCAACTGAGAGGCCGCCATCGCGGAACAGCTTGCCGCGCGCCTTGCCAATGGCTTGGTCCTGGAACGATGCAGGCTGTTTTGCCAGCCAGTCGTAATAGGTTTCGCCGGCATCGACATAGCCATCCTTGCTGGACCGCGTAGCGCCTTTCTTGAGGAAGTCGAAACGGCTATCCAGCTCAGCGGCAGTCGTTGACCGGCAACGGATGTGAGCGGGTGGCATCGGCCCATTGCCCATGCTGAACACGCGGCCATCGAGTGAGCGGCAAACCTGCGTTGTGCGGCTGTCCAGCGTGCTAACCCAGCGGTAACCGGTAACCACATCGCTGTTGGCGCTCCAAGTCTCGAAGCGCGCCACGTTCGATACGTGCTGAACAGCGGTTCGAACGATTGCGTCAGCATTCCTGGAGCTTATCGCCAGAATGCCGTCGCTGTAGTTCGCCGCTTTCGTTCCGCGTAGCGATTGAATGATCTGAAAGTTCGTCAGTCCTTGCGTGAAGCCCAGCCGGACTGCGTTGATGACGCGAGAGCGCTCCGTGCTGGTCCAGTCCTCAATGAACGAGTCGAGCAGTTTGCCACCACCCGCGCCCGACACCTGCAATGGCCTCGCCTTGATCGCCGCACGCAACGCGGGGAGCGTCGGCACCGCAACTGCAAAGTCGGTCATCAGGGCGTTGAGGCTGCGCGACTCGAATGCCGCCTCATACTCGGCAATATCCACCAGATCGGCGTTCAGCTGCCTGGAATACCGCGAGTAGATGGCAAGGATCTGCCCGTCTACCTCGGCGAGCATCTTTTCCAGCCGGTCCCGCCCCCATCCCGTCAAGTCGTCGCGGGTCAGCCGATCGCGCAGCACCTTGTCGATTTCTCTCAGGTACTTGGCGATCTTCTCGACTTCGCCCGTCTTGAGCTGTTCGAGCATGACCTGATGTCGAATGGTTGCCTCAATCAGTGCCGGTGCCGTCGCCATTTCCGTCTACCTTGTCGAGGTCCAGGCCATCGCCGGAGGTTTCCAGTTCGTCGCGGAGCATGTCGTCCGTCTTCTCTGGGTTGATCACGCCGCGGTCGCGCAGGTACTGCCAGAAGTCGGACGCAGGCAAGCGTCCGCCCTGCACGGCATTGAACAAACCGGCGAGGATGGTTGCGTCCAGGCTGATCTGAGTGAAGTCCTGATTCATCTTGTAGAGCGGCTCGCCTGCCACGTTGGCAAACAGGGCCATCCATTTGAGGCACTGCGTGTATGCCTCGCTGGCATTGCTCACGACCAAGGACAAGATGCTGTGCTCTGCCGCGCTGTCATTGTCGGCTTGGGTCGCAGTCTTCACCGCTCCACCGCGCTCGATCAACCGCGCACCCAGGGACACCATCTGCGACTCTTTGGCGTCCATGGCTTCTTTGACGAGCGTGTTGGGCTCAGGCTGGGCAAACCCGCACGAACCGTTCTGCGGCAGCGTCAGCGGCGCCCTGGAGCCGACATAGATGCCGTTCTTCTCCAGATGGTCGCGCCATTGCTCATCGAGGCCGGCGATCCAGAACTGAGGCTGGCCAGCGAAGAACGCCGAGTCCTCATAGTCCGCGCTGTTTCGGTAATGCCCCACGTTGATCTCGGCCATGTCGTACAGCGGGGATTCATCAATGCTGCTGTCATTGTTCTCGCTGCCGACGAACGTGAACGGGATCAGCTTCCAAGGCTTGCCTGAGCCGTCCAGAGGCACTCGCTGCTCCGTGGCTTCCCACGACCCACCTGCCGCCGTCCAAAGCTCCTGCTCGTACTGCCCGGCCTCGTTGATCCGCAGAACACGGTACTGCTTCTTCTCTTCGACGCCGAAACCGTCTTCGGTCTCTTCATCCACCAGTTCGCGCAGCACGACCAAGCTCAGCAGGTGTTGCCCCCCGACCTTGCGTGTCTTCCAGTTGATAATGGACTCAGCGGTGTAGCTCATGATTGTTGGGTGAATGCCCCTCGCCAAGCTTTGGGCGCGACTCACGCCACCCGATTCAACTTGCGGATAATCGACCAGCAAGCCGTGACGACCGACTTCGAGCAGATGCCCGATGACCGCCTGGCTCTGCTGATAGATGGACACCCCTTGCCCGTCCACGTCCTTTGCGACGTATTCCAGCGCTTGCGGCACGGTCAGCGTTGGCCAGGTGCGATACACGGCACCGACCAAACTGTTACGGGTGCGTCCGGTCGCGTTGTAGAAGACGGCACGGGCCAGGTAGCTGACGAATCGAGCCTTGTTGTCGTCGCTTTCATCGGTCGGATTCGGCCGAGGAAGGTAGGCGTCGCCCTCGCGCTTGATGGTCTCGGAGCCTTTGCAGACGTCACGCACCAACTTCCAGCGGGATTGCGCCGCGTCATAGTCTGGGCGGGTGAATTCGACGTCGGCCATTAGCGGGCAAATCCTAATTTGATGTTCATTACGGGTTTTTTGGAGCTTTTCGCCACAGCGAAGTAACGGAATGCGTCAGCGGCGTGAGATGACCAGTCATGAAGCGGCCGGTCTTTCCAGCACCCCTTCTTGTCGTCCCACTCCTTGCGGTAGTTCTCGAGCGCGGTGATGCCCTCTTCGCACTTCGCCTCGTCAAAGGCGCAATGGGCGAGGATCTCCCGCGCTTGGTCGATGCCGTCATCCACGCCGATCTTCGGCACGACCTGGAACGTCATGCGGTAGTGCTGGCCGTCGATCTCGTAGCCTTCGCGCGCCATTTCCCGGCGGGTCTTGGCATCGCTGCCGAATTCCCGGTTATCGATATCGTGCGGGCCCCAGTGCTCGGAGTAGGTGTATCCCTTGTCCTTGAGCACCTTCATGTAGTGCCGCAGGCCTTCCCCGCTGTTCTGGTAGAAGTCGATGACGTGGTACTCGTTGCCGACCTGACGCACGAACCAGATGGCCGTGGAGTCGCCGACACCGATGTCCCAGAAGGTCATCACCGGCAGGTGGCTGTTATCTGGTAGCGTGCCGATGCGCTGAGCGGCGTAAAGCTTGGTGAACTGCTGGGCGTAGTAGGCGCCCTCGATCGACTGCTGGAAGGCTTCGGCCGGAATCGATGGGTATTCCCGCTTCATGTCGTCGCCGAGGGTCTTCTCCTTGGCGGCGTACCAGGCGCGCTGTCCCGGGTTCGTGTCGATGCCGTGCTTGGCAAACAGTTCGTTGAAGTAGTCGGTCAGACGCTGCGGGATGATCGCTTCGGCCGGATCGAGCCAGTAGGCCTTGTTCTTCCACCAACTGAAGAAGAAGAACTTCCAGTCCAGCTTGCCGAGCGGCGCGCCGGACAGCAGCTGCTTCTCCGCGCCCTGCGAGTAGTCGAAGAAGTAGCCCGCCCGCCCCTCCGCCGTCGATTCAATCGTGACGAAGCAATCGGTGGCGACAGCCTCGAAGGCGCCGGTGACGATCTCTCTGGCCTTGTGGGGAAACTTGGCACAGATCTTCCCGAACTCGGATACGTGCAGGTAACGCAGCGTGCCGCCCCGGAACGAGGTGCTGACGTAGAGCGAACCACCCTTGCTGAACACAAGCTCACCAGCAGCATCGTTAGAAGCAGGATTGGCGGCGCGTATCTCTTTAGGCAGGTTGTCGTAGGCGTACTTCACCTTCTCCCGGAACAAGCGCTTGGCGTCGTTCAGGGTGTGGGCGATCAGCGCGCACTTCGCCGACTCGAACAGAGCCGCGTCCAGCTGGATGATGCAGCACTCAGTCGTGAAGCCGAGCTGGCGAGCCTTCAGGATGATGTTGCGGGTGTGCATCCCATCGAAATATTCAATCTGCTCGTCCGTCATCCGGAAGCGGACCTTTTTGCCCTGCTTGTCCGTGATGAAGTAGAGGTTGTTCAGGCGCCAGTACTTGTCCCGGAGCAGCTTCAAGTGCTCGGGTTTCATATCAGGCGTCCTTCGATAGTTCGTCCATCATCGCGGCCAGGGTGTCGACTGTCTTGTCGCCCTCTTCCGTGTCGAGGTTGTAGGCCTGACGCTCGCCCTTGATGACCTTGAGCTGGGCATCGACGCCGGCGTTGAGCGCCCGGGAGAAGTCGCCCAGGTTGTCTTCGTTGACGTCGATCTCAGCCAGGGCCACGGATAGCTTGTCGGCAATGGCTCGCCAATTGGCCAGGCCAGTACGGTGAGCCAATACCAGGCCGGCGCGCTGCTCAGACTCGTCATCGATAATTTCCGCATCGGTACGCTGCGTACTTTCGGTGCGTACCTGAGTGCGTACCAGCTTCTCTTTGGTGGCGATTCTGACCTTTTCGGTTAGATCCCTTGCCCAGCCTTCCTTTGCGGCGCGTTTGCGTATCGCACCCTCTGTGAGGCCGTGCGCATCCGCCAGCGCTCGAACTGACGGCGAACCTGCGCGATACGATGCCTCTACCGCCTCCCAGTCAATGGACTTTCTCGCCGCCATTGCCGATGTACCCTTCAATGAAGCGCATGGCCGAATCTCGGTGCGCCTCCTCAGAGCCCATGGGCACCGCGATAACGCCTGCGGATCGACACGCGTCGATTACTAGAAGCTCCTCGTCTGCCCTCCCCCAAGAGGAGAACACCAGAGCCTTGCGAATGAGTGGAATTCCAGCTCGAGCCATACCGACCTGCACCGCGTAAGCGATGCACTGCCCAAGCCCAGACAATACATGCTGCCTGCCCTTCGCTCCGTCCTTAAGCTCGCACACCGTGATGGAGCCATCGATATGGATCAGCAGGTAGTCGACACGCCCGCGCGGAACATTGAACTCAGGAATCGCCTCGATGATCTCCGGCACCCGCCCATCGAAAATCTTCAGATGCGCATTACTGGCCGCAAGGAGGCTGCGAAAGACGCCCGACAGGAACGCCTCGCCATTTCTATTGAGGTGGTGATAAACGACCCCAGGAATGCCAGCTTTGGCAAGCCGGCAGTAGATCGCCTCCCAGTCGGGTTGCTTGGTTGTCATGGGGAATCCTTAGTCTTCAATGTCCAGCAGCACATCAATCAGCTTCTGCTCACCCAGGCGCATGGCACCCAGGCATTGCAGGTCGTCGCACTTGGGGCCGAGCCCGAACACTGTCACCTGCCCTTTCGGGCCGATCAGGGTCAAGGCGCCTACGGTGCATTCCGGATGGACGCCTGCATCAAGGTCGTCAGCGATCTTGCGCAGGGTCTTCGCGGCATCGCGCCATCCCTCGCGCTAGAAGTCGATCAGTTTTGCAGTCATGCCCTTCTCCAGTGTCGCGACACAATTTGCCGAGTCGAGAAACGTGTCGCGGATTACTTGCTTCGGCGCTCGATCCCGCCCGGCGCCTTGTCACAGCGCATACAGTGCTCGCAGTTCAGCGTCCGGCAGAGCCAGGCTTTCACCCGCTGCCACCAGATGACCATGAAGATATGGCGGGCGCCGGCCAGAGCCAGGGACACATGCAGCGTCAACCCGGCACTGGTCGGCCCGAAGAACAGGGTCTGGTTGCGAGCCATGACGACGAACCCGCTGATGGCGATCGCCGAATAGATCAGCTTGCCAAATATGCCGTCCCTCACGTTGCCGCTGAGTACGCACCAGGTTGCCCATAGCGCGATCAGCCCGCAGGCGATGGAGTTGATCAGTTCGTAGTTCATGGTGGATTACCTCCGCCGAACCGCTGACGGATAAGCGCCCAGAGGTCAGCGGCTTTTATGGCCCGATTGATGGCCGCGAGCAGCGATCCGCCGAAGGTGCCGAGCAGGAAGCCGACTCCGGCGACGATGTTGGGCTCAGTGACGCCGAGGTATGCGCTCACCATGCCGGTGAGGTACAGAGCGCAGGCCACTCCGGTAATGAGGAAGATCAGCCAGGCGCGCCAATCGGTCAGGTCGTCCTTGTGCCACCAGCTGGCGACGATCACGCCGAACAGTCCAGCGATCAACAGATCCAACCTGTCGAGCAGGCGGTGCAAATAATCCATGCGCTCGACTCCGTGGGGCATGACTGAATAAAAAAGGCCGATTGGAGCGGCCAAGGGAAACAGGCGCGAATGAGGCCCTCGCTGAACTTGGCGATCAGAGGTTCCGAGGGATTTGGGAAATCGCAGACGCAAAAAACCCCGCTCGAAAGCAGGGTTAGAAATTGGCACCGGGCTCTTCCCCCAGTTTGCTCAAGTTGTTTCGGGCCTTCGCAAGGATTTCTCCCCAAATGAGCCGCAGACGCTTGAGGCGCCATGCCTTGGTGCCGTCACGAGGATTCGAACCCCGGACCATTCGCTTACAAGGCGACCGCTCTACCGCTGGAGCTATGACGGCTAATTTCAGGCAATAAAAACCCGGCGCGGTGGCCGGGTTTAGTGTTTCGAGAGTAAGTTGCCGGAGGCAAAACTCTAACAGTGGCGAAATCATGCCATGAGCCGCACGGGAACGCAATAGGCCCTCAAGCGGCCTCGCGCATTTCGTAAATCACGGCGGCAACCGGGCTCAAAGCGCGGCGATCCAAATCTTCGCAGCACTCGAAAATCAGCTGGATTACACCGCCCCAATCCCGCTCCCAGTTGCACGATTCCAGCCGCACCTCGAACACCTGCCACATCCACGCTCGAAACTTCTCGGCGTTGGCCAGCGGGTCCTCGTTGGACGATTGACCACCCTGGTGCATGTACCGGTACCGGCGCACGATCCCCTTCACCACGAACTCCAACTTTTCCCGCTTCGCCGCAGTCATTCGCGGCGATCGGTTTTGCACCAGCAGAAACACGACCTCCTCCGCCGCCTCGCGAATATCGTCGCTCTGCTCGGCCGCGTACATGAAGTCACCGAACACGCGGATCTGCGGGTGCAGGCGCGCGATCGCCGATTGGATGTGCCCAGCCAGTGCACCGTGCACCGCATGGTTTGCTGTCGGGCCGCGCTCGGTGTTTTGCACCACCACGCCGAGCTGGACGACGTCGGAGGTTTGGCCGGGTGCTGGGTTGTACGTGCAGTCATGCCAGGCTTGGCGTGCCGAGTTGATCTTCATGCTGCCTGCCCCTTCTTCAGTTCGCGGGTCTTGGCCCGGTATTCGGCGGTGATCGCCTTGAGTTCGTCTACGGTGTACTTGCGCGGCTCGTGATCGGCTTCAAGCGCCTCGACCGCATCCAAGCCGATGCGGGCGATCAGCCCAGACCGAAATGCCTGCGAAACCGTCTGGCCTTTGCGGGCGTACTTGGACGAGTCGGCGTTACAGCTCTTGCATTGGAGCCAGATATTGTTGGGAATCAATCGCAGCTCTGGGCGGGCGCCCTTGCCGAGGAAGTGACCTGCATCGAATGCACCGCCAGTCTTCCAACCCTGGGCGGCCAGGATCTCTTCTTGGCTAAGGCCGCAGCTCATACAGCCGCTGCCGATGCTCAGCTCGTAGGTGCGCCGGTAATCCCGGACAGCCTTTTCAGCCTCCTGTACGAATTCGCCGCGGCTCTTCAGCTTCTCCTTGCGGACCTTGATCTCCCGGCGCTCGATGTCCGCCAGAGCTTTGCGAGCCTTGACCTGATGCACTGGCGCCATTGCCAAGGCGCACGCCGGACTGCAAACCTTCTGCGTGGTGTTGAACGTCGGCCTGAACTCAGCCGAGCAGTGAGCGCACTTGCGGACCTTCTTGTCCCTCACACTGGCAAGCATGGGCATTCCCCCTCTACGCAATCCACACAGCGGTTCAGGGGCTCTGGCTGGGCACGATCAACCTTGATCAGGCGATTGGCTTCAGCCTCAGACGAAACCATGAACGCCGGAGCGTCCTCACCTGGGCGGTAGACGTGCAGGGAATTGGCTGTGCTGGTGACGAGCTTGATGACGTAGCCGTTCATGACTGGAGCCCCTTATCCCGCGAATTGCCGAGCAGCGACTTCTGCCCCTCGTCCAGCTTCCAATCAAACTTCTCCTTGCAGCCTGTGGCGCACTGGCGAAGGTTGAGGCTTGGCATGCTGACCATCGGTTCGCCGCAATCTGGGCAGGGTTTTCCTTTCGGTGAATCAGTCATACCCAGCCTCCCTGAAACTCAATGCACAGCTCTGGACGCTCATAGGCTTTTGCCATGAAGGTGGTGAAACGGCTTGCGGTCCGAATGAGGGCCTCTGCGAACTTACTGGTCATAGCGGCCTCCCCACTTGTCGGTCTCGGACCAGCGCACGCCCTTTTCCGCGCCGAACGCCTGAATCACTTCGAAAAGGTCGCTGAACCACTTGGCCGACTGCTTGCGGGTTGAGGTGGCCATGACCACGAAGCCGCCATCGAGACCTGGCTCGGCGCGCTGCTTCTCGACCGAGGCGCTGAACAGGCACTTCCAGTCCTCGTCGCTGAGCTTCTTGCCGTACCACTCGACCTGCTGCGATACGTCGCGGAGCATTGCCCACATCTTGCGATTGAGAATGTCCGGGCGTTTGTCGTCCTTGATCACCACGACCTTTGGCTTGTCGAGCGACGTGCCGTGTAGGAAGCTCATGATCCGGGTGATGTCCTGGGTTGTGCGGAGCGCAAATTCGGTCATACCGCCACCTCCGCATCAGCAGCCTTGACCGCATCACGCACCATCGACTGAGAGAGTCGGATCATCGCCCAGGCTAGGCAGAACACGATTGCAGTCACGACGAGCCCGGCGTACGCAGAAAGGCAAACGATGGCGATGTCTTGAGTCCAGCTCACCGCCTTGCGGAATGGCCCTTTTGTCCCTGTCTTCGCCGCTATATCGCGCAAAGCCTTGACGTATTTTTCTCGCGCCTCACCGACCTGGGCCTTCTTTGCCGCCGTGCATATACCAGCCAGCACGACCGACAGGGCAATCGTTATCAGGATGAGAAGCCACATGGCCGTCACCGCCATCGGAGCAAACCCGGTATCCGGATGAACGATGGCTGCACACAGCAGGCCGATCAGCGCCAGGTAAACCAATTTCCCAATGATTTGCGCTTTCATGCCCGAGCCCCTTTCTTGATTTCGTTGTGATTGCCACGACGTTGGCTGCCGTCAGTACGGACCAGTCGGTGATCTGCTCCTGAACTCATGAGCACCATGTCTTTTTGGTGACGTGTGATCTGGAAGCCTTCGGCCTGTAGGGTTTGTACGGTGCTGCGTTGGAGTGGGGTCATTGACATTGCTCCATCGCGCTTTCCAGGGTCGATTTCTCGGCGACGAGCTTCACGCAGGCCAACGTGATGGTGTTGGTTGCCGAAACGACGAAGTACACGGTCAGCAGGATCGAAGCCGATATCAGTAAAACTATGAGCGCCTGTTTCATTGCGCCGCCCTCTTTCCGAATTTCGCCATCAGCAGCTCACGCGCCGAGGCGCCGTCTACCGGGATTCCTTGCTGGATGATTCGCGCCCGGGCCTGCTGCTCTGCCAATTCGTCAGCCAGTTCCAGTTGCGACTTCTGGCTGTCGTGACCGATGCCGGTCAGGATCTTTCCGTCGATCGGCTGGCCTGACTGGGCGCGGCGAATCACGATCGTGTAGTTGTGATCGAAGCGCTGACGAAGCCCCTTGTCGTCCTGCTTGGCTGAACGCAGGTCGAACAGACCGGTGGCGATGGCCGCGATCTTCACGCCTTCGTGGGTGTAGGTCTCCATGAGGGCCTCCATCCATGCGTCAGAGCTCGCTGGCAGACCAAGAGCCTCAGGCCCAGGCGTGCACCAGCCTATGAACTGTCCGACGCTTGGGGCGAACGGTGAGCCGCTTTTGCGACACTGCTCGATCCCGTAGCGAATCTGCTCCAGTGAGCGGATGCCAGCCGCCATAAATCCCATCGTCCAGTTGCGCATTGCAGCGGCCTTGGCCTTGTCGTCAGGCCACGCCTGTTTGTGGGCTGGGAATATGGCCTGGAGTTGCCGAAATAGGCGCTCAACTACCTCCCCGGTTGCGTCGTCCACAACGCCAAGCTGCGTGCCGGGCTGCGTCGGGGCCTGATAAGGCGCCGCGGTGCTCAGTGCGCGCGCGGCTCCGGGGATCATCTGAGTGACGTTCTTCATAGGTCATCACTCGTATCAGTGCGCCATGACTGGTCGTAGAAGTCGGGACCGTTGCCGACAGTCCTGCCGCCGGCCGCGACCTTCTCCGGGAACAGGCCGGTCCAGCCATTGCTGATGGACTGGTTGATCACGGCATCAGGGTCGTGGTGGCCTGCCAGGGTCTTGGCTTGCTTGGCGCAGGTAGTGGCGGTCAGTGGGCGCTTAATCTCGGCGCGGTGCTGGCACCAGTCCTGCCAGGTCTGGTCGCTTACGCTTTCAGGCTTGGCGGTCACCGGATCAAACTTCGCAGCCTTGGTGCGCGAGGGTGCTTTAGCGCCCGAAGGTTTTTCAGTCCTTGCTTGCTGTTTCAGTCCTTGCTCACCTTCAATACTTACTAGTGTCGGATTTGCCGGATACGGTTGAGCCGGAAGCGGTGCAGCCGTATACGGTGAATCCGGAAGCGGTGACTCGGAAACGACGTAGTGGGTTTCACCTAACAAACCCGAGCCCAACCGATCCTGGCGGCGCTGCACGTAGCCGGCGGTGATCAGCTCTTGCAGCAGACCGTAAACACCGTCACGCCCGGTAGGCTTCGACGACTTAGAGGTCTCGTTGCGCAGGTGAGTGACTGACACGGCCCAGTGGTCAGGCTTACCCAGCAGGAACACCAGCAGGCCACGCGCAGCCCAGCTAAGGCGTGCGTCCTCGCTGATCGACTTGCTGAGCATGTAGAAATTCGCCTCAGGACGAGGCGCACGAATAATGCTCATTGCAAGGTCTCCCACTGAGGCAAGCAATCGCTTCTCAGGAGCTTGTTAAAAGCCCTTTCACGAATGGAGCGAGGGTCGACACCGGTCAGGCGGCGGATCAACACCTTAGAAGCAAGAACGGCCGTCATAAGCTCGAAACGGGCGTCGTTCGTGCAGTCTTCACACTTCGATTCCTCTTCATCCAGGTAGACGCTCAGAGAGAACTCGCTTTTGTCCCAAGCCATATAGGCGAGCTGGTCATTGGTGAACTGTTCCATGTAGGCGTCGTCAATCATCGTCGCCTGGATTTTTGGTTCGTCTTTCATGGTCAGAACTCCAGGCGCTTAATTTCGGAAAGAAGAGCCCGGCTGTGACGCTGGATATAAATCTGGCTGAGCTTCTGCTTGCGGGATTCGAAGTCCATGCCAACGTCGATCAGGGAGGCATTGACGCGCTGAAGGTGCTCAATGCAGCGGATCTCGCAGGGCGTGAGGTGGTCGCGGATCGAATCGGTGGGGCTGATGCAGTGCGCCGCCCGGTACGCCTTGGAAGGCATGCCCAGGGCGATGCGGTTGATCAGGTCGAACTCATTGCTGAAGTGGTAGTGCTTGACGTCTTTACCTGCAGAGAGGCGCCCGTGCTTGATCGCGTCAGTTAGGGCTGGAGCCTCAAGACGAGCCCTCTCCCTGGCCTGCTTTCCTTCGACAAGCTGAATGTGGCCGATGACGACAGCGTCGAAGGTGCGGATCACTTGCAAGTGGAATTTGGCGCTCACCCACATTGCGTAGGCATAAACCAGCTCCTTCATAACGAAGGTGCCACCATTTCGGCCCTCAATCGTAACTACCGGGATTCCGGTAGTTTCCAGTTCAGCCACTAGCTCTGCTGTTTGCTGGATCGCGAGCCAGTAACCTGGTGCGTGACGCTTCTCTTTTCCGGCAGCCTTGTGCAGGTCATTCAGGCAATAACGCCCATCGAGATCCTGCTTAATTTTCACGCCGCCAAGAGCAAGCGAAGTGGGTCGCGACACGTTTTGCGATACGCGAAATTGTGTCGCGGATTGGTTTGAGTTGACGACTGATTGGGGAATGGGCATTATTCGCTCCAGAACTTATTTGTATGTGCTGCACGAAAAGCCACCATTGCCCGGTGGCTTTTTTGTGCGTCCGATTTACTGCTTGGTTGTTTCACTGGCAGTTCCTCAATAGTCCCTGAGGGGCTTATCAGCCCTTCCGTCCTATGGAAGCGACGTTGCTCCGGCTCTTTGGTGGTCGGGTCATTCGATCCAGCGCCCGGTTCATGATTGTTGCGGCCATCTCTTCTGGCGTTACCCCGTTGCGTCTGGCTAATAGCTCCAGATCAGCGAGTCCCTGCCAGTCGAGCTGGATTTCCAGCGGTTTTCTTTCAGGCACAGGGCCTCCTCGGCTACTTCAGGCCACGTCAGTCTTTGCGTTAAGCTCTTCCATCATCTGGTTCAGTCCGCGCTCAAGAATTTCCCGAGCAAGAACGGCTTTCTGGGTCCGCTGGAAGCGAGCCATCGCCGTCAGCAGATCATCAGCCACCTCATCCAGGCGAACCTTGGTTGGCTTGTCGTGGAGGTGGTCAGGTGCGAAGTACGACATCTGTGTTTCCTTGTGTGGTTGGAATAGGTTTAAGCGGCTTGGAATTCGGTGTTCTTCGCGGTCTTCTCACGCTCAGCAAGCAGCAGCTCAATGGCCTTGCCGGTGCTGTAGCCGACCATCGTCCCGCTGGTGGCGCGGGAGATCGTGGCCTGCGTGGTGCCGCAGTGTTCAGCTACTTCTGTCTGCGACAGCCCGAGCTGGAAAAGGCGATTCAACATCTCTTGAACTGTCATGACTGGAATCCTATGAGGTTTTGCATGACAAATCATACGAATATGCATTGCGCCATGCAATAGAATTCTCATAATCCGCATTCGTATATTTGGTGAGTAATGGATATCGCTGGGCGCATACGCGCGAAAATGGCCGACGCTGACCTAAACGAAACGCAGCTCGGCAAGAGGTCAGGCGTTCCGCAGCCAACGATCAACCGGATTTTGTCCGGGGAAAGCGCAAGCCCGCGCATGCCGACAATTGCAAAGCTGGCCAAGGCTCTGAGGGTTTCGCCGGAATGGCTCATGTACGGCACCGGCGACGAAACCTTTGACGCGAACGTGGAGTCGGCTCCAGGGCCGAACCGGTACTACGAATACCCTGAAATAAGCTGGGTACAGGCGGGAGTTGCAGCGGAGGCAATGGACTTGTTCAGCGTGGGCGACTTTGAGGCGATGCACCCTTCTGACGCATGGGCCGGCCCGAATGGCTTTTGGCTAAAGGTGAGAGGGCCATCGATGACCTCAACCAATGGCATGAGCTTCAGCGAGGGAATGCTGATTCTGGTGGCACCGGGTGGCGACGTGGAAAGCGGCCAGTACGTCGTGGCCAAGCTGATTGACACCAATGAGGCCACGTTCAAGCAATTCATCTGGGACTCCGGCAGGGCCTACCTGAAGCCACTTAACCCGTCCTTCCCCACTGTAGAGGTGGACGACACCTGGTCCGTTGTAGGTCGAGTGGTTGATGCGAAGTGGCCTAGATCCGTCCTATAGCTGAAAGGTAGAAGCGGAAAAAACGCCCGGCTATGTTCGGGCTTTTTTACGCCTTCGAAAAATATTATGCAAAAACGTATTGACCGCCATTATGAGGATTCGTATAGTTCACTCCATCGAGTCACCCAACAGGGACTCGCCAGGGCCTCACAGCCCGACCCGCTCTTTAAAAATTCAGAAGACGATCCCGCTGCGGAAATAACAGCGGGGCCGCCTGTCCGGCAAGGACAGGGAGGGCCGATGCAAAGGCTCTGTCAAAACCAAACTATTAAGCCGCTACGCCTCTACTGGGGACCGGCGATCTGATCTGACCTACCGCCTGGGGAGTGACTTGGGTGCTGGAAGGAAACGCAGGGAGAACCTGCGGCGGATCGAGGGATACCGAACTGGCGAATGATCCAGATATGCGTAGCGAGAAGAAACAGAGATGCCGGGCCGCATATTGCAGCCCGGATGCTCTCCAGGTGGCCCTATCTCAGGACCACGCGGAAAGCAGGAGAAGCAGATGCAGCTTCACATTGATGTTGATGCGACAAAAACAATCGCACTAATTGAATCCATGCGAGCCGACCTAGCTGCCCTTAAACAGATTCCCGAGTTTCCCGTCGATGAACTCCTTCGCCTTGGTGATGGCCTGCTCTCTCACCTCGCCGTAGGGGGCGGATGCGCCACAGTCGTTGCATGTGATGGTCGACTCGTCGTTCAGGTCGTCGGGGTGCTGGAAGTCTTTGCAGCCGCACTTGCTGCACTGAAGCTCTATGTTCATGCGGTATTGCCTCAACGGTTGTAGGGACTGGAGAGGCTAGCACGGCCCGGCGTGGGTAAATATCCGGGCACCTATTTACTGATGCCGCTTCTATGAGGCGGCATTGTTGAATTCAGTGGAGGCAAGACGATGAGCAATCAATTCGATGTGAAGGTGAAGGCGACCCACGAAGCCTACGTCGTCACTTGTAAAGACGCAGGCGAACGCAACTCCGTAATCGCAGAGTGCGCTCGGGATGGTCATGAACAACAGCTTGCGACCGAAGCTGACCAATCGCTCCAGCGCGTTGATTATTTGGACTGGAATCCAGCGTAAACCTTCAGCTTAGGCTGAAGCTATTTGCGATTGCGCAAAGCCCGCATTGCGCTTTCCAGCTCATCCGCTGCGCCAGCTACGTGGTCAGCAGTAACCCAGCGCCACGATGTGTTGCCGATAAGCCCGCCAATCGCCTGCTTGTAGAGTCGGTCAATGTCGATGCCTTGCTGTTCGGCCTGCTGAAGCACCGCCAGCAAAGCCTGCTCAAGATGAAAAACCCTTTCAACAGACATTTGCCTAGCCCTCAAGAAATGAGCTTTAAAGTTTAGGCGGTTATTCCCTCATTTCACATAAGCGCTGATGTTAACTGTTTGAGTGCTTCTCACTGAGTAGCCGTGATGGCCATAGAGTGAGACCGCATCGGAGTGTGCAATCGCAGGATGCAACCTTGGAGGCAGCGGCATTGACTAGGCGGGTTGCTCCGCTGACTAGATGCCGGCGATCAACTGATCACTGTTTCGAGAAATCCCCCTGAGGTGGCGGTTCGACTCCGCCGATTGCACACCCCGATGCGGACGAAACTGCGGCCTATAACCGCCCACCTGCATCACCCAACCCAACCGGAGATCACCATGCTCCTACTGTTCCTGATCGGCGCAGCGCTCAGCCATGCGCGGCCAGAACCGCCACCTGATGACGGCCTGCCAACCGATCCACTGCGCTTCCATCGTGAGCGCTGGCGTTCTCGACCGGGGCTATCGGCGTTCTGGCGCTGACGGTCCCGCCCAAAACAACCGGAATTCATTAAGCAACACCGGCAAGCTGCATCTGATCGAAAAGGCCCTTCCGTCCAGTTGGGCCTTTTCACTACTCGCTCCCACAGACCAACCGCTCTATTCCGGGCGCTGGCGACACGAAAACACTTACTTCGCTCCCACAGCCGACACCACCCGAATGCACTCCCCTCCGCGCCCAACGGCAACCAGCGGAGCGGATGAGTGCATTGCGAGTTTTGTTGGATCAACCAGTCACTGGAGCCAGTCATGGAAACCAAACATACGCCCGGGCCGTGGGTTGCAAAGCACCT